TAAGAGGATAATGGCAGGTCAACTAGATAGCTTATTTAAAAGTGTTGCTCAAAGTGTTGTATCTTCTTTGGGTACATCACTTGATAGTACTGTTAGTTTTACAAAGAAAGGAGTTTCTAGTTATAACATTGAGACTGGGGAGCAGGTAACTGTAGATACTGTTTTTTCTGATTTAAAAATACCAATATCTTTTATACGTTCAGAAGAAGAGACAGGTCAAGAGATGAGACAGGCAAGACTGTATATTACACCTGATCTTATAGGAAATAATCAGATAGAAATGAACGATGAAATAACGATAAATTTTAATGGTTCAAATAGAGTTGCCCAAATTGTTGATATTGATACTAAGAAAGGCGGGCAGATTTACCTGTTTATTATTTTGGTACGTTTTTAGATGGCAACAAGATTCTTAAAAGACTTACCTAAAGATTTAGATAGGAAAATCAGTAGAGATTTTAATAATCTTATTAAAGATGTTCATTTTGAATTATCTAATAGGAATGAGACTAGACCAACAACAATGCCTGTTTTTACAGGATTTTTTGCTTCTAGTTGGAAGGTTCAAAACAGTCCAGTAACAGCTACTCATAAAGCAGAAGATTATGAACCCTGGGCTACTCAAAGAAAAATTGTATGGAAAGCCTTTTCTAAAGGACAAAAGATTAGACCTCCTAGACCAGTTGTTAGACCTAGATTTCCCGTAGGGTCAGGTAAAAGAATATTTAATTACAGAAAAGCAGTTTTTATTGGAAACAAAGCAATTTATTCTCAGTATGTTTTAGAAAGTGGAGAGATTCAAAAATTTGTTCAGGGTGATTTAGCTCGTCTGATAAAAGAAAACATGTCAGATAAAGGTAAGCTATTTATAGGAGGAGCTACACCTGAAAAATCATCAGGAATTACATACACAGGATTTGAAGCATGACCTTAGTAAATACTAGAGCAGCGTTTGAAAAAGCAGTAACAGATAAGATATCTGAGATCGACCCTACTGTTTCAATGGTTTATGACAATGTTCATTTTACGACTCCTGGTAAAAGTCAAAAATACATTTTGATGAACATAAACTTTACCCAATCAACTTTACAAAATCAAGGAGCAGCTTCGACTTATTACGCAGGAGTAATTCAATGTAATATTTACGTTCCAAAATCAAAAGGAACAGCAGTTTTATCTTCTATTTCTGAAGCAGTTATTGATGGATTAACTTCTGTAAATAAAGCTACTTATGTTGATACTTTTAGTTGTAATCCTAGAGTATTAGATATTAATGGTCCAACTCCATTGGAAATAGAGGATAGAAGTCATTTTATTGGAATAATATCTTGTCAATTTTCAGCAAATGCTTAGTATAATAGAATAGCAATCTAATGAATTTATGGAAGCGATTGAACTGCTCAAGAACAAATTTGGTGTAAGCCAAAAATATATGTATGAATTAAAAGATGGAGATGAAACAGTATTAGAGATATATTGGAATCCATTAACTCTTGCAGAAAGAGAATCTATTGTTGCTTTATCTGGTGATAATTCATCTGCTGATGATTTTGCTTTAACTCTTATGATTACAAAAGCTCTTGATAAAGATGGTAAGAGATTATTTCAAGATGGTCATAAAGCATCATTAAGAAGAGAAGTAAACGCTTCTATCCTTCAGGAAATACAACTAGCAATGTTAAATTCTGGATCTGAATACAAAATGGAGGAAGCGAAAGCAGATTTAAAAAGCCAGTAATCACTGGTATTTTATATTTTTTTTAGCTTCAGAATTAGGTCTTACTGTTCGAGAATTGTGTCATCAAATGACGCAAGAAGAACTAATAGGGTGGTCTGGATATTATGAATTAAAAAGAGAAGTAGAAGAAAAAACAATTCAAGAAGCAAAAAACAAATCACGGGCAAGAAAACGCTAAAAGCGGTACACTAAGATAAAGTTTTAATTTTGCTGTGGCCGATTACGGTGTAAATATAAAATTTAATATCGTAGGAGAATCTGGTCTTGATAGGGCAAAAAAGAAAGCAGAAGAATTAGCAAAGAGTGTAGATAATATTCGTGGTATTGATATAGAAAACCCTAGAAATGTTGGAGGCAAAGGAGGAAAAAATTCTCGTAATCAGATAAAAAAATATAGACAAGACATGGATAATCTTGTCAAAAAAATTAACGAAACTGGAGAGGCTTTTGGTAAAACTCATAATGCACAAAACGCAACCGCAGAATCTTTACAAGAATATGTTAATGGAGTAAAAATAGGAACTCAGAGGCATAAAGATGCTACTCAAGCCTTAAAAACTCAAACTAAAAATTTAGATTTAAACAATAGTCAATATCTTCAAAATACTAAAGTTCAAAATCAAAACACAAAAGCAACTAAAGAAAACTCGAAAGCTAAACAACAAAACGCTAAATATCAAAAAGGCAATATGGGCAATATTGCTAGTAGTGCAATCATTGGTGGTGCGTTTCCTTTACTATTTGGACAAACAGGTGCGTCAGCTGTTGGTGGTGCTGCTGGTGGTGCTTTAGGTGGGATATTAGGGGGTCAATTTGGATTCGCTTTATCTATTGCAGGTACAGCGATTGGAACTTTTATAGACGAAACAGATAAATTAAATTTAGCTATTGGTGGTTTAGACTTTGCTTTTAAAAGTGCTGGAGATTCATCAGGATTTACGAGAGATAAACTTAATGAATTAAAAACTACTTTAGGTTTAACAAAAGATGAAGCCCTTGCTGTAGCAGGAGCTTTTACTAGATTTGGAGAGGCAGGAGCTAGTGCTGCATTTCTTTTTGGTAAAAATCCTAATACTATGAAAAATTTAGCTGCGGTAGTAAATACTAAATCAGCTTTAGCAGCAATTTTAGATACCAGTAATAATTTAACTATTCAACAACAAATTCAATTATTACAACAAGGAAAAATATCAAGTTTTGCAGAGTTTCAAGCAAAAGTAAACGAAACAATAATTGAGCAAAATTTCAAGAGATTAATGCAAGAAGCTCAACAAATAAAAAATACAGATAGAATAAGGCATTTCTTTGGCGAGATAGCTAGGGCTGTTTACTTTATTTCATCGTTTGGTTTGGATTTGAAAGACTTAATGCCTGAACTATTTTTATCAGGAGCAGAAAGAGCAGAGGATCGTGTAGCAAAACTTAGAGAGGAACTTGCGAAATTCAAAACTGATTTACCTGTCTTGCAAGATTTAATGAAAGAATTTAATCTTGAAATGGAAGGAATGAGTTACAGTATCCCTGGTGCAATGGATCAGGCTTCAACCGAACTTAGAAAATTAACATCAGGTTCCTTTATGGTGGTAACGGCTGCTCAAACGATTGGAGATGCTTTTGGTGAATCATTTAAGGGTATTGTCAAAGGATCAATGACAGCACAAGAAGCATTAAGAAATTTATTTATGCGTACAGCAGATCATTTTTTAGATATGGCAGCACAAATGATTGCAAAACAAATACAACTAAAAATATTAGGGATAGGTTTAAACTTTATGGGAGGTGGCCTCGGTGGTAGTGGCGGTGGCAGTAGTTTTCGTACAGATTTAGGCGGTATGATCTCCGCACCGATGTTAGATCCTGTACCAGGTTTAAAGTTTGCGAATGGAGGCCGACCACCAGTAGGCAGAGCTTCAATAGTCGGAGAACGTGGCCCAGAATTATTTGTGCCAGACAGAGCAGGAACTATTATTCCAAATAATCAGTTAGGTGGTGGAACAAGTATTGTTGTAAACGTAGATGCTTCTGGTTCGTCTGTTGAAGGTGATGAGCAAGGTGGTAGAGAACTTGGTCGTGTCATCTCAGCAGCAGTACAATCTGAATTAATACAACAGAAAAGACCTGGAGGTTTACTTGCATAATGGCTACCTTTCCTTCTATTGCTCCTAAATATGGACAGCAAAAAAGATCTAAACCTTTAACACGCACAGTTCGCTTTGCCGATGGGTTTGAACATAGGATTTTATTTGGATTAGCAGAGCATCAAAATCCAAAAACATTTAACTTTACTTTTGAAGTATCAGAATCAGATGCAGATACGATAGAAACTTTTCTTGATGCAAGAGCAAATGATAGTGCCAGCTTTACTTTTACACCACCTGGAGAAGCAAGTTCTTCTCAGTTTGTTTGTGAAACATGGAGCAAGTCAATACCATATTTAAACAGAGCTACGATACAGGCAACATTTAGGGAGGTGTTTGAACCATGAGTACTGGCCCTGTTTTCAGTGAAGTTCAAAAGATAAACCCTTCAGCAATAATTGAACTTTTTGTATTACAGCTAGACACAGCATTACATGGTGCGAATACTATTTATAGATTTCATGCAGGATCAAACTTAAATGCTAATGGTGAGATAGTTTTTGCTGCTAATTCATATCTTAGATTTCCTATTGAAGCTACAGGTTTCGCATATCAGCGTGGGCAGCTGCCAAGACCAAAGGTAACTATAAGTAATGCAACAGGATTAATCTCATCAATTTTGGTCAGTGTTAATCAGGTAACAGCAGGTAATGATCTTACTGGTGCTACTTTTACAAGAATAAGAACAATGGCTAGATTCTTGGACGCAGT